TTAAGCAAATCCAAAATAAGTTATAATTAATTCCAATTTCAAAAAAACAAAAGTAATAGCAGTTACCTCTAATAAAAATCTTAAAATCCAAAGCCAAGACAAATGCCTAAAAAAGAAGTAATAAATAACCAAATAGGAATCCCCGTTTGTTTCAGGTAGAGGCTTAAGTACGGGAGTAATAATCTCTTGCAAATTTAGCTTAGTTAAGTAGTCGTTTACCGATTTAATCTCTTCAAAAACGTAGGCAGGTCTTGCATCGACAGGGAAATCCCTAGATTGTGTTACCTCCGGCGGTAAATTTACAACAGTGTAAATTCTACCAAGCCAATCATGTCTCAGCCTCAACCGTGTCCAAAAGGGAGAGTTCATGCTCTCATCCTTTACAGTGGACCTGTATTGGGAGTATACCCTTAACTCCCTAATGATCTTTAATATCCTAAATATAGCTAGTATTCTTCCCATTATTTAAAATCAGATTTTCCCATAGCATCCTCCATTTTCTTTCGGATTTTAGTACGGGCTCTTCTAATTCTTGTAGCAATAGACCTCTTCTTTATTCCATACTTATCGGCTATATCTTTGTATTTCATTCCATTAATCTCACGATCAATCATAATATCCCGATAGATAAGAGGAAGGTCTTTGATCTCATCGATGACTTGTTCATAAACATCGTCAATATCATTTCCTCCACAAAGAAATTCCCAGAGAGGGTCGTCTTCTATATCATAAGAAGGGTTTCTTTCCTCAGCTTTCGCCGAAGTGTACTCCATCTCTTCAGAAGTTTGTGAAATATATCGCTTCCTGCTCTTAAGAAGTAAAAGAGATTCGTTCCTAGCTATATTATAACACCAGGTAGAAAAGTTACCCCTCTCGCGGTCATATTGATCTATCTTCTGCCATACTTTTGACATTGCATTTAAGAAAGCATCCTCGGCCAACTCAAAGTCTTTAAGAATTCCATAACAGTGGTTTAGTACTCCGGGTTTTACCCTTTCATAGAGAGGCCGGAATTCCCTCTCTCCTTTAGTCTGAATGAAGCTTTCAGCTAAAACTTGAATATTCTTTTCTTTTGCCATTTTTGATTCCCCCAGTAATTTCCTTTTTTACCTCCTATTTATTATTTAATCTAACAAGTTCAATTCCAGCGTCGAATAAAAACTTAAGCGATTCAAGTTTTCTATATAACTCCTTAAACACTAATCTTTTTACCCCACTCTGAATAATAAGTTTAGAGCATTCAAAGCAAGGAGATACTGTAACATAAAGTGTCGCACCATCAGAGCTTTGTGTACTCTTAGCCAACTTAGTAATCGCATTAGCCTCTGCATGTAATACATGAGGTAAAGTGACGTGAGATGAATCTTCGCAGACGTTTGGAAAACCTGTGGGTGAACCGTTATAGCCGTCAGATATAATAGATTTATCTTTCACAATAAGACTACCAACTTTCATCCTTTCGCAATAAGAATTAGTAGCCCACACCTTTGCCATTTCTAGATAGACCCTATCCATCTTCCTATCCTTAATGGAATAAAAGGTTTCGTCTATTTCTTTGAAATTATCATCCGAGGTAATAACTCTGCTAAGGCTTGGACTTGCTATCCAATAATCTCCTTTTGCTAGATCTTCTTTGGTGAAAAAATCAGAGGGATCAATAAATGCTTCTTCCATTCTCGGTTCAGGATTAAAAAGTAGTTGAGAAACAAATATAACGTTTTCCCACGTTGGGAAAAAATGAAGTTATAAACAATTGCTAGAAATTGTTTGACGTTGGTCTAAACGGAACGTCGTTAACAATTGTTAGCGGTGATCTAAGTGCTTGGTATATCGAAGCAAGCAAAGATTTCATCTCCTTTACGTCCTTAGAAGTCATTGTGTCGGAAGATGCAGGAGTATTTGATGCAGAAGATTCTTTTGACTTTTTTGCTGGTGTACTGCTTGTTGGAGAAGAGGATTCTTTCAGAGCTGCGGTTGCTTGATTAATTTTTTCCAAAGCATTAGAAGATTTATTAGCACTAGAACCACCACTACCTTCGCTTTCTTTATTAAATGGTTTTGTTACTCTCTCCTTTAGCTCTTGCGAGGTACTTACAACTTGACTCATAGCATCAGATCCTTTTTTCCTTGCATCTTCTATTTTTGATTTAACCAAAGCTGTTATATCATTTACGCCGGATATACCTGACTTAAGTTTAGATTGTTCTGAAACCAAATCTTGTTTAGGCGTCACCTCAGATTTTTGAGGTACAACTGGTGTTGAGGTCTTGAGAACTTCGGTATCCTTTATTGTCTCCACTTTAGGAACGCTTGGGTTTGGAGTCTTGAGAACCTCTGTATCCTTTATCGTCTCTACCTTAGGAGCATTCGAGGCCGAAGATAACTTTTGAAGATCCTCTTGAGTAAAATATTCTCGGTCTCTTTCGCTGAGGAAATAATCAAATTCATCCTTTAGGTAATCAGGATCAGCCAAAAGCTCCTGCTGGTCACTTTCGTCTAGGTCATTTTTAGAATACTCTATAAACTCGCTAATAAGCTTTGAGTCGGATGTAATCTTAGAAAGTGCAGCTTGCAATGGGTTTTGTTGTACAATTCTTCCAAGTTTTATATTTTTTTCTCTCTCTTCCGCAAGCATCATATCCATCATCTGCTGCTCCATAGTCCTAACTTTATTGCCTTTATCTAACTTAACAAGCTCTGGTCCACCCTCACCAACAACCGCAATACCATCACCCTCAACAGTACCACCCTGTTTCAGTCCAGGAATTTTTGGTATAACATCAGAGAAAACATTTTTTACACCACTACTCAGGATACCTTTAAAATCTATTGGCTCTCCGGATTTTACTTGTGCAATTTGACTAGGTAAATTTGAAATAAAATTAGAGGAGGATTCAATAAGAGACTTGGAAATACTATCCTTTAAATCGCTGATGAGCTTATCATTCTCAGAAGTTATCGTTTTAGTAAAAGACTCGGTAAATCCCTTAAAAGCCTTTTCCAAATCTTGCCCGCTGGGCATAGCTCCTTTTTTAATATCACTTGTCAGATTCTTTATACTCTCGGAGGATTCTATATTAGCCTTAGTAGATTCCTTAAGCTCTTGATAAAGTGAATCAAAATTTGAAGAAAGAGTAGTAAGTTCTCTTAGCAATTTGTCAGATCCGTTTACCATTAACAGATTGGGTTATTTTCTGATTATATATCAGACATTAACGATTATCACTTATTGTTAAAGCTAAAGACCTCGGTCTGGCCACTCTCCTGGAGTTTTTTCTTGTTCTCCTCTTCAACAGAGTCGTTTAATTTATCTAGCCAAATCTGATATTCATAAAAAGGAACTGACTCTAGCCAATTAGGATCTATTGTGTGTTCTCTCCAAAGACGGAACTTGAGATCAAAATAATTCTCTAAAGATATCTGAAATAACGAAAAGAGATCTGAACCCGGAGGGAAAGTAAATTGGAGCGGTGACCTCCCCAGCACCGCAAGAATCACATTTTACTCTTACCCTTAGATTTGTTCCTATCTTGATTTTTTCTGCTAATTCAAAATAAGCAGAAAACTCCTCCTTTGTCCATTCTTCCAAAGAAGAAACCATAGTCTCCTTGATTTTAAAATAATCAAGACCTCTCCAATCATTAAAATAAAATGGAGCTATTTTTATAAAACTCTTGTCGACTTCTTCACCCTTTGCAACACAATCAGCAACAAAAGATGATATTGCTTTTGTTACACCAATTGACGGTGGCGACATTTTTATAGTTTTCCCTATTCTTCTAATAGGGAAAACAAAACCTCTTTCGGTAGTGGAATAATATTTAAGCAAATCCCGATCTATATCATAATTGCTCAACACACCAGTTCTAAGCTCAATACCTTCCATCCCAGAGCATCCTTTTGTAGTGCATCCACCTTCAGGGTTTACAATAATCCTGTTTTCCCCCTTAACAAAAGTTAAGTCCCTTATAGCCATGATGATAAAGAACCTATCTTCTTGCTTTAGGTCCCGGTAAGACACAAGACCTCCGTTTTCCTCAAACTTAACTTTACAGCATGCCTCAAGAATGAAATTAAGCTTGTTATCTATATCTAGCATGTCATCCTCATCTATTGTTGAGAATTGTCGTATTTCCCTGACCTCCGCTGGTCTGATAGCTATTCTTGTTGCTTCCGGATAAAATAATCCCTGAGAGGGTAACATCCCCATCGGGAGGTTTTTCCACCCAAGGTCTAATGGTTTAGATTCGGCCTCTTGCACATAAGGTTGACTTTCAACTTTACCTTCATGAATGTTACCAAGAGGGTCTTCTGTATTTTCGGGCTGCTTTTCTGGATAAATATTTTCTTGTAGCTCTGTATCCAGATTCAAGCCATCTGGTTCATCATATTTAATACCACCAGCGATTTCTTTTTCCCTGAGTATTTCTTCTGGAGAAAGGTTATTATCGGACATATTTGACATTTTCTTTATATACCGTTGGTATAAAAAAACCAGAAATTATAGAAAAAAATTGGAGTTAAGTTCCGTATTAAAGGAATAGGTCGTTCCAGTAATCTGACTTCCATGTAGTATCAATGGTATAAAGAGCATCTCCGATATCGTAAGAAAGGTTCATTGGAGTAATTGGCTCTACCAAGAAACAATTGTTCAGTGTTATCCTCCTGAAGACATCACCTTGTTTATTAAAAACAGAAACTACCATAGAACCAACATAATCTCTTTTAAGACCCATTGCTCCAGTTAATGGATTGTAAATTAAATCAGACCATTGTCTTAAAACCTTATAAAGAACCATAGAATTGTCCTCATTAAGGTTCACTTCGAAAGACATATTAAACTGTACATCAGATGTAGATGGTTCACCACCAGCATACCTTCTTTCAGCAAACTTGTAATATTGGGTAACAGCATCAGCTGGCTGTATATCAACTTGTAAGGCAGAAATACTCTTCACTTGCTGAGTAAGTATATTCTCACCCTTAAATGTAGTATTAGCAAGATTGATACCGTTAGGTGGAGTTATAAGAACCTCAAACTGGTTTAAGAAAACCGGCTCGTAGTTATTCCTTGCTGCCTTAGAGTTGTTAAAATGTGGTAAACCTGCCATTTATGCTTTGTTATATTTTATAGGAATAAATCGTCCCAGTAATCAACTGCCCAAGTCATATTAATCTCATAGAGCGTAGTACCATTTACGTATTCTAGCTCCATAGGATCAATTGCTTTTAGTGGGAAGCAATCCTTAAGAGTAATTCTCCTAAATACATCACCATTTTTATTGAAGACAGACACAACGATTGTCCCAGTATAATCTGCTTTAATTCCTTGCGCCCCTGTCAATGGATTGTAAATTAAATCAGTCCACTGTCTCATCGTCTTAAAGACGTACATTGAATTAGCATCGTCAAGGTTGACAGTAAACTTTAAACCAAGATCCAGAGTTGTTGTATCTGGTTTACCTCCAGCATAGTTCCTCTTTGCAAACTTATATTTCTGAGATACAAAGCTAGGGTTTTTATCCACATCCAAACCACTTACAGAAACAACTTGTTCTAGTAGCACTGGACCTCCAGAAACAGCCGCAGGTGGTATAACATTTACCTCAAATTGGTTAAGGTAAACCGGCTCAAATTTATTAACCGAGTTTATGGAATTTTGGTAATGTGGTAAACCAGCCATTTAGTCTTGTCCTTTTTTTATATTTATCCGAATTTTCAATTTTTTGAAATTAAGCGAATTGGATAAATCCTCCAGCAGCGATACCACCAGTTCTTGTAACAGTAATTCTGTTTATGAACTTCTGAATACCTCTAGCAGGTTCGATAATTACATCAATAATACCGATGTTCTGATCGATAATAGAAGGAGGGTTGTTAGAAGAATCCATGATTACTTGGTAAGCATAAATACCACCACCAGCTCTAACTCCATCTAAGTAGTTATCTACAAGGGTTTTGATCTCTAGTCTTATAGAATCTTCATTGAAATCAAATAGGTAGTTAGCCATGATCTCTTCAACGTCATTCTCAACACTGATGAGAAGGTCCCTCACGTGTACTAAATTAAATGCCGAATTAACAGTTTGATAAGCTGTTTGGTTACCAAAGACAACTACACCAAGGCCTCTCTTCTTAATTATAGGGTTAAGACCTACTGGCTCCAACCATCCTCTATCTTCGTCAGTGAAATCATATTCGAGTCCGACAAGGTTTTGTCCTGAGATTACCCCTCTCTTCTGACCTGCTATAATGCTGTAAGGTTCGCCATTAGCAAATTTTCTAACAAAGTTGTTGGAGATATAAGCTGCAGGAGGAACGTTTACATTTCTATTATTTTCCCTTACCGTTAAGTATGGCGTATAGAAAGCAGCGTATTTGGCTCCTTGATCTTCAGTAGGTAAACTGAAAGTGTAAGAAGGATTAAGAGATAAGTTACCACCTTCCGAAATATATTGTGCCTTCAGTGAAGGATACGGGTTAGTTTGTGTTGGTGCATCAGTAAACCTAGGGTCTGTTGACTCCCTAAACTGCTCCATCGAAGGAGCGTTAATTAAAGCAAGAGCCTTCTGTCTCATCATTGCCAACTTACTAAGCTGATATTTAGAGTTAGGCAAAATCTGACCACTGAAGGTATCTACGATGTATCTGAACGAGATCACATCCTTAGCAGCAAGTGTCGCTGCAATGTTTGTGTTGTACATTACATCCAGTAGTTCAGATACTCTAGCATCAGTACCATTTGGCCTGTGGGAATCCCTCATTGTAAACCCATTCAGGTATGTGAAGTCGAAAGACCTAGTAAACTGAGGTATTGACTTAAACTTCTGAACTTGAATCGGACTCCCCGCATAGTAATAAAGAGGCCTTGCAGTTGTTACTTGCACAACGTTTGGTGTTGTTGTTTGAGCAACCGAGGTAACTCTCGTTAACCTATATTGTCTATTACTACCAACGGTTTCACAAATATCCTGGTCAGTAGATACTATAAGATCACCAACAGATATTGGGGATGATGGTGAAGAAGATATAGTGAAATTAGTCGGATCTATTTGTGTTATCACATCAATAAACTGGTTAATAGAGCCTACAGATGAAACTATATCAGTCTTACCCGCAGCTACTGGAAGACCAATATTGTCAGAAGCAAAAGGTTTGCTGCCAGGTAAACCCGTGGAGAATGCAGTATAATCTACCAAATTGTCTGGATTTTGTCTAGCAACGTTATCAAACTGCCTAGCATATGCTACAGCAAATTGGTCTCTATCAATTGTGCTTTCGTATGAAATATAATTAATGGAACTTCCAGTTTCATTTAACCAAATCTGGTCTCCATCCTCAAGTTCACCGTAAAGCAAGTCCTGGTAGAATGCTGTAGACAATTGTCCAGTTAAGGCGTTACTAGCTGTTCCACCGGTTACTGAACTAACTGATGTAATATCTAAATAATCAGAAGATGCAAATTGATAATAGTCAGCAGAAATGTTTCCAGATGTAGCTCCCACCATATTGCTATATGGAGTAACTGAGACACCTTGAGCAGAGTATGATGCAGTATCAAGTGGGTGTGTCCATGTTAGGAGCACTTCTCCACCCGTTTGAATAACACCAGACACTCTTAGTTTTACTAGGTCATTTTCGGAGAATTGGTTTATAACTGAACCAGTTAACCCAGATAAACCAGTAACTCTACCCATAATGTAAGGCGAAGAGGTAGCGCTTGGAGTTGCAAAAGATACCAATTCGTTTTTCTCTGCTGTAGTAAGGGAAGCACCGGTAACTCCGCTGTTAGTTACTACATAATGTAAACCTCCATACTTAAGGGAAGGATCATAACCATCGAAAGCTGTTGCTCCTACACCATATGTAGAGGTAGCTCCAATAGTTAGTAGTGTACCAACATTTATAGAATCCGGTGATGATCCACTAGCACCAGTAGCTGCATCGGTTATTGTCGTAACATTTTGTGAGTATAGGTAATCAGCAGTAAGATTCTGATCATAGCTTAAGAAATTAAGTCTTGCATCAACAATGTCCCTATCTGCCGTAAGCTCGTCAATTAAGTGGTGTCCTACAAGGTCAATCTTATAAGGATTAGTACAGATATCATCCATTGCATCCTCATCAACAGCACAGAATAAACCGGTAGAAGGAGTATTATTGTTAATAAGCGTTTGGATGTATTGGTTATTACCATTCAGGTCAACAAAATCTGGGATTAAACATCCTGTGGTTGAAGTAACAATATTCACATCAGGTTGTGATAAGAAATTGTTGATCTGGCTTTTTATAAATCCATTTCTTGTAAAGTATGAACTCCATTTAGGGTCTAAAGATAGTGTCTCGTAATCAGTCCAATCTCCAGATACTGAGATAACATCTATAAAGTAATCCGAAATGTAATCATATGGGTGCATGAAGCTAGGAACGTTGTCCGCTCCATACCAATCTAAGGCAAAAACATCATATCCTTGTAAAGGTTGAACCGCATCAGTTGATTTCCTAACAATGACACTTATTGCTTCCTTACCAAGGTTAACAAGGTTAAAAAGTCTACCAGTATCTACAGCAGAAAGTGTAGCTAAGAAGTAATCGGTATCAGCAAACCAAAATCTCTCCTTATTATAGAAGGAGGAATATAGCCTGGAGGTAAGAACCCCGTTAGATTGCTCAGTATCAATCGAATAACCAAAATAGTTAACCACATCAGCTGTAGGGCTATCTATATCATTATTCAAATTCAACAAATTCAGAGCAAATACTGGGCCAGTATTTAAACACGCAAATATTGAGCGGTGGAAGTAAGATCCTTTAGCCTCTAAAGTCTTATCTATATCACCAAAAATTGCTACCGCTGTAGTTACATCCGGTAAATACACGGGAGCATTAAAAGGTCCTTTATTCGAAAATCCCACCACCAATCTTATAGTCTGAGACGTAAGAATGACGTTTTCTGAAGCGTCAAACTCAAGCGTATAGACTCCTGATGCTTTAAATTGGGATAAATCCAGTTTGATTTTCTTTGCCATTATTGTACAAGAGATATTTTTGCCTACTATATATCTAAACCAAAACCAGCATTTTTGTATGCTACTCGGTTAGTAATTGTATATATCGGAAAAAGCAAATTATTTAGAGCAACTGACTGAAAGAGCTATAGAACCCTCCCTCTTTGGTTGATGCTCCATCCTCACTATTTTCTTCCATCTTTAGATCTATAAGATCCCGGTAGGTAGATTCACCAAGCTCATCATACAATTCACCAACAAGATCATAAAAATCGGATGATTCAAACATCCCAGAAAGATTTACAATCGTCATTGCTACATCATCGTGTCCAGATTGACTTGAATAAGTTCCCCTAGTGTTAAGACCGAAAGAGAATAACTCAGGTACAGTCCAAGTAGATTCG